CGATGTTGATGTGCGGCACGAACTGGGTGTAGTCGTAGCCCAGCCAGCGGGGCGGGCCGCCGAACGGCCCGAACACCTGGTCGATCACGCTGTCGGCGAGGATGGATGCCATTTGGAAGCCGTAGGACGCGGCGCGTTTGCCTTCGCTGGCGGCGAGTTGGATGCCGATGCCGCCGATGGCGCCGGCGGCCGCGCCGGAACCGGGCGCCATCCCCGAGGCGGCCATCGACATCGCCATCTGTGCGGCGGCGGCGCCGGTGTCGATCAGGCCGCCGACCGCCTCGTTGCCCAGGTTCAGCAGGCCGGCGACAAACGAGGTGCCGGCGACCGACTTCGATCCGGCGCCGGTGGGGATGAATCCCGCGGTGCGGGCGGCGTCGATGATGTCCATGGTGTTTTTGTCGGCGGCGCCGTCAGTGCTGCCGCCCGTGGTGGGCGGGGCCAGCGCCTGCGCGAGCTGGTCTTTGATCGCGGCGTGCCCACCCGCGGTCTTGACGTCGTCGGCGGGCACCACGTATTCGCCTTTGTGTAGGCGCGCTACTTCGTCTTCGGTGATCGGGCCGCCGGCCTGGTGGCTGCCGATCTTCGATCCCCACCATTGGCCGGAGCCGCCTGGGGCTGCGGCGGCGGCCGCGCTGGGAAGCGACAGGCTGGGCACCGACACGCCGCTGATATTTGCCGATCCGACCGAGATGGACGCTGTAGCGGCCTGAAAACTGACCTGCTCGACCTTCCCGGTGCCGCTGACCCCGGCGAACGGTGACGGCGCCGCGACCGCAACAGGGGCGGGCGCGGTAGGCGGCGGCACGCCGCCGATGTCGACGGGTGCCAGCTTCCCCAAGGGAGGCGGTGCCATCGGCCCGCCGAGACTGGGCGCGGCTTCACTGCCGGGAACCCCGTAGCCGCCGACGGTGCCGAACCCCGGCCAATACCCTTTCGGCGGCCCCGACGGGGGGACTTGGGGTGGCACCGGGAACGGCCCCACCTGGGGCTGGCCCTGAGGTGCGCTGGGTGTCTGCGGGAATTCCGGCGCGATCGGCCAATTCTTCGGTTGTTGCCCCGGCTGCGCCATCCAAACAGGGAACGCGGCTGCCCCGGCCACGGCAGCCAGGGCAGCCAACGCCGCCAAGACTTCGGGACTCGCTAACGCCCCCAGCCCGGCCCCGAGTCCCTTCAACGAGTCGGCGATGCCGGCGATGCCTTCGGCGGTGCCCGCCAGCCCTTGCAACGGCCCGGTAATGCCACTGATGTCGACACCGAAATTTTTGGCGGCGTCGTCGGCTGCCCCCAGCGCGTCGCCTAACGCGTGGATTCGGTCGGCGGCGTCACCGCTGCCCATTTCCGACATGGCGCCAACGAGGGTGTGGGCGTTATCGGCGGTGGTCTTGAATTTGTCGATGACCGGTTGGATGGTGGCGCCGACGTTGCCGAACGTGGAGGCGACTTTGTCGCCGAAGTCGCGGATGCCCGCGGTGTTGGCCCCGAACTTTTCGCCGATGTTGGCGACCATGTCGATGGTATTAGCGGCGACCGTGCCGGCCTCATCCAACGCGCCTTTGACGTCGCCCTTTTTGAGTTGGTTTTTGAACTGGTCGGCCCAGTCCTTCAGCATCTTTTTGGTGGCTGGCTCGAGGATTCCACCGGTGCTCTCCTCGATGTCCTTGCCGATAGACTTGCCGATCCCGCCGCCCGGGCCGCCTTTCCCCCAGCCCTCGTCAATGCCTTTTTGGACGCTGGTCCCGATGTCCTTGCCGATCTGGGTGCCGGTCTTCTTCGGGTCGATGCTCTGCTGGATCGACTTGCCGAGGCCGCCGCCCGGGCCGCCGCCGCCCCAACCCTGGTCGATGCCCTGCTGGATCCCGGTGCTGAGCTCTTTACCGACCTTGGTGCCTTGGGCGCGGACGTTGCCGCTGACGGGCTTGCCTTGGATGACATCGGAGATCACCGACTGGTTGGTGCCGCCCGATGGGATTGATCGCAGGCCGTCGTTGATGCCTTGGGCGATGTCTTTGCCCATCTGCTGGCCGGCGGGCTTGGCAGCTTCGACACCGGCCTTGTTGAGTGCGTCTTTGATCTGCTGGGGAACCTGGCTCGTCTCCGCGGTGATCTGGATATACCCGGTCGCTAATTTCACGCCGCCGGCCATTAGGCCACCACCTTAATGTGCTTGCGGTGATTGCACGAAAGATGTGCTAGCTGTAGGTTTTTCGGGTCATTGGTTCCGCCTAATGCGCGGGGAATGATGTGATCTATCGACGGTTTGTCAGGATCGTGCTTCGGCGCGCGAAGGCTTACAGGATTGCCGCAGATGCCGCAGTTGGGGCCGTCGCGTTTGGCGAGTTCGCCGACGGTCATTCCGGCGCGGGTTCGTATCGCGCACTTGTCGCATAGCGTGGCGTCTGCGCGTTTGAACTGTCCGCACTTTGTGTGCGGGACAATGAGGCTCACAGTCGTGCCGCATTTACGGCACTGAAATACTTTGGGACGGTTCGGGTTTAGGTGGCCTAAAGCAGCGCAACGGTTTGAGCAGTATTTACGCCTGCGAAATTCTTTGGGAACTTGCTTGCCGCACACGACGCATTGCCGTTCTGTGGCCCATGTCCAACGCGCCGGCGGCTTTTCTAGTATCCATCGGTTGTAATGTTTGGCGCACAGGGTGCCAGCGCCACGAGTTGGCCGCCTGCAGCCATCGAGGTCGCATTGTGGGCGGCATTTGTCGGAGCAGTAAGCGTGCGAGCCGGGGCCGCGCATGATGGGGCTCTGGCAGGTTGGGCATAGCCGTGGTAGCCGCATCAGGAGTCTTTCAGTTGTCGTTGTTTTTGTTTGCGCCGCCGCGCGAGCTCAGCGTTTTGCGCCGCCCGGCGGGCGGCTAACTGTTCGGCCGTTGTCACCGTGATCGGGGTGTCAGACGGCCGTGAGATCGGTTCGGGGGGTTTGCCTTTGCCGCCGCTACGCTGCCAGTTGCCGCCCTGCACGGCTTGCAGGATCAGCGCCAGCATGTCGGTGTGCGGTGTCCACCACCACGACTGCGGATGCTGGGCGCGGAAGTATGCGCTGTCGGCGGTGGGTGGCAGCCAGCGGATGAAGTTGGCGAGCTCGGGCCAACTCAGCCGCCGCCCGAGGTCGCGTCGGGTCCATCCTCGGGTGTTGAGGTCGTATTCGAGGGCGCCTCCGTGTTCGCCGTCGAGGGTGGCGCGGAGGCCAGATATTCCCCCAACGTGATATTCGACTGCGCGAACCAATGGTCACGAATCATCGTGAGCTGGCCGATCACCAGGGACTCGCAGATTTTGTAATCCCGCGCCCCGACAAACGGTTTCAGCATCACCAGGGTTATCGCCCTGGCGCGTTCTCTGGCTGTCAGGGTTTCGTCGGCGTCGATCTTCTCCAGCTCGATGGTCATGTCTTTATGCGTCGCCTCGTCCACGAAATCGAACCGCGGCACAGACAAGGACAGCGTCTTACCGGCTTTGAGAGCAACAGTCATGGTCAGTGTTACGCGCGGGTCATCGGCCGCCGGAATGTCGAACATGGCGGCGGCGCTCAGGTGCCGGCGGTGACGTCGGGCTCGTCGATCAGTTCGCTGACCGCGTCGGTTTGCGAGTCAGGTTTGTAGCACTGAATCATCAACGTGTACTTCACTAGATCTTTGTTGACGTGCACGATGTCGTCGACGGTGATGACCTGGCCTTCCTCGACGCGGATCAGTTTGGTTTTCGTGCCTTCGATGCAGCGGGCCAGCCAGGCGTTACGGGTCAGCGGCAGGCTCGCGTGGTTGACGGTGATCTGGCGGTGCCCGGTGGTGGTGTCCACGGTGACATTCGTTGGGCCGTAGACCGATTCCAGTGTCGTCGGGCTGGTTTCAAAGCACGTCAGTTTCAGGGTTTCGGTGTATTTGTTCTGTGTGGTTTTGACGATGTCGCCGCCGAACGCCTGGTGGTCGGTGGTGTCGCGTTTGACGCCGTTAGCGATGCCGTCGTCGCCGATCCAGCCGTGGTCTTTCCACGCTACGGGCAGGGCGTCCCACGGGGCGTCGGCCATGACGGGTAGCGGGGTTCCTAGCGGGGCGCGGAAGAACACGGCGCCGTCTTCGGGTCGGGTTGCCGCCCAAATCAATTTGGAGTCAGCCATTGTCGTTTCCTCTCTCAATTGTGGTTTGCGGTATTCAGTTAGGGGATTGCGCGGTATTCAGTTAGGACGTCGACACCATCAGGTCGCCTTGGAATTGCCAGCGGCGGTGGTCGGGGACGTCGGGGTCGGGTAGTTGGACGGGGCCTTGTTCGTTGTCGAAGCCGCGGAGGAACACGCCGTCGACGGTGCGGCCTTCGGTGCTGCGTAGCGACGCGCGGCATTGGTTGGTCAGGGCTTCGCAGGCGGCGTCGCTGTCGGCCCAGCATTCGACCAGCAGTCGGGCGACATCGGTGTTGGGATGGATCAACCCGCCACCGGAACGGGTCAGCATCACAAACAGCCGCGGCCACACGCGGGGCTTAACGGTGGCCACACCAACCGCCGGATCAAGGTCCGCGCGTAGCACCGCGATCGCGGTCTTCACTGCCGGCTTCGGGGTTTCGTATCTCATCCCATTAGCTTTGCGAGGGTTTGGTTTCGGGCGTTGGATGCTTTGGCTTCGGCGCTGGCGGTGTAGATGTTGACGATGTGGCGGTTGTAGACGCCGGGGCCGGTGTGGGATCCCATCAGGTAGCCTGGCCGGGCAAGGGTGGCGTTGGCGGCGGCCAGGTATTTCGCGCCGAGAGATTCACACAACGCGACCACGCCGCCGCTGTTACGCACTGACGCTAGGGCGGTGTAAACCCATTCCAGTCGCACGCTGCCGGGCGCTGCGCTGCTGTCTGCCATCGGTCAGTCCTTTGTGTTGGTGGTGGTGGCGTCGATCCAGCGGGCGGCGGCGCACACGTAGAGCAGTTGCTCACCGTCGTGGCCGCCCCAGATCACCAGGTTGTTGTGTTCGTCGGTGGATAGGCGGGTGGCGTCGTCGAACGCTATGGCCGGTTCGTCGTCGTCGTCGATGCGAACCAAAATCACGGGGCGTCCTGCGCGCTGCCGGTCGATTGCAGGTCGGTGCCGGCGTAGGGGTCGAACGTCGCCGACAAGTCCGGCGCGACATCGGTCCCGGTGATCTCTGACTTGCATTCGATCACCCAACCGATCTGCCGGTAAATCGACAGCCGATTCATCTGCGACGAATTGAGCCACGGCCCGACCGACGACGGGCCGACATGAAACGCGTACGGGCCTAGCGTGTAGGCGTCGTCGGTGGGATCCGGCGGCGACTGCGGCCGGTTGATGACGTTGGCGACCATCTCCGCACAAACCCGGGTCAGTAGCGGCGGCAGCGGATCCGGTACGCCGGTGATGTCGGTGTTGAGGTAGCCGAGGATCAGATCGGTCGCGGTTTCCAGCAGGAATGAGACGTCGAGGCCGCCCAAGGGTCGGCCGAGGGCGGCTTCGACATCTGTATCGCGGGCGAACGCCATCGGTCAGCTACCCGAGGGCACCACAGCCGAAACCGGGGTGGCGGTGGCGTTAAGCCGAGTCGCCGAAATCCCCAGCACGTAGGCGTAGCGGGCCTTCATCCGCACGGCCACCATGTCACGTTCGGCCAGGTTCACCGTGCCGAGCGTGGCCTGATCCAAGATTTTCACTTGGATGTCTTGGCGCACACCGATCCGGATCCGGCGACTGTCCGCCACAAACAACACGGTGTTGGTGTTCCACGACGCGTTCTTCACCAGATTCGTGTTGTAGCCGGCGAATTGTTCGTTGCGGAAAATCGGCTGACCCATCGTGTCGCGGATCTGTTCCACGTCATAGCGGAACGTCAGCGGCGCGATCAGCGTGTCGGGCACCAGCCCGGCCGACGCCAACTGCCGTGATGCGGTGTTGACGGCGCCGACGATGTCTTTGCTGCTAGCCGCGATCGCCGGGGTGTTGGCCGGGGTGGTCTGGCTGGCCGACACCGCCGCCGAATGCAGATCCGCCGACACCCAGGATGCGGGCTTGTTCGTCCCGAACAGTACGGCCAGGTCGAGGACTTCGCCGATGGCTTCCCCACCGCGGGTAGTGATCTCGGTAAGGATGTCCACGGTGGCGTCCTCGAGGACGTTCTCATGAACCGGGATGATGACGGCGATTTCCTCGGCGACCAGCGTGCGGTCTACCCAGGTGACGTCGGCGGTCGGTTTGACGCCGGTGGTGTCCATGACTTCTGTCACCCACCCAGCGGCGGGCAGTGTCGCCAGCACGGGCAGGTGGGTGATCCTCGTTCCCATGTTGACGATCGGGAATGATTGCAGCACAACCGAAGTCGATACGGCGGCGTCAAGTAGGACGTGTGAGTATGCGTCTTCGATCAGGGTTGCGACTTCGGCCCGCGAAATGTCGGCCATTGGTGGTTCCTCTCAAAATTTATCCGCTTCGCCATTGGCGCAGCGCGGCGGCGGCCCGCTCTTTGGGGTCCATCCGCGAATCGGTGTTTGACGCGCCGGATTTCAGGCCGGCGGCCGGTCTAGTTGTTTTGGCGGGTTGGTTCCGTTCGGCGACGAACGCCAACAACTCATCGGCTGACTGTTCCAGTTCCTCACGGGTCGCACCCGATATGCGTTCGGCTGGAACACCTTTGGCGTATGCGACGTCGCGCCGCACGTTGCCGTGGCGTTCGGCCGCCAGCTCAGTTTCCAGTGCGCGGATCCGTTCGGATTGCCGTTCGCCTTCGGTCAGACTCGCAGCTTTGAGGGCGGCGAGCTCGGCGGCGGCGGCTTTGTGCTGGTCGTAGTCGACGAATTTCGCTGTTGCACGGGCGACGCGGGCCTTCGTTCGTCTGTCGAAATCCTCTTGCGAGGTGATCGGCTCAAACTCGGGCGCGGCGCCGTCTTGCGTTTCGTCGGTCCCGGCCATGGTTGGTTCGGACATGTGGTTTCCCTTGTTTAACGCCCTGTCGGGCGATCCGTGTTTAGCGCCCTGTCGGGCGAAACCCTTTTAGCCGCAAGGGTTTTAGCGTTGGCTTAACGCGCTGAACGGTGATTCGTTTTGGCTTAGCGCGCTGAACGGTGACTCTTGTTGAGTTAGCTCTTTGAACGGCGACGTGTCGCGGGCGTACTGAGTGCGGCGCATATGGTTAACCACGTCGTCGAACGTATGCACGTCGGGATCACGCCGCGCGGCTTCATAATCCCGTTGCCATTGGTCGACGTAGTCGGGTGGCCGGTAGGCGTCACCCGGCCGCACGGGCACTGCGATGCAGTGGCAGTTGTCGTGGTAGGACGCGCCGATGGGGCGCGACCCGCGCGGGTGACTGCCCCGACTACCCACGCGGGTCGCGGCGGCCTCCGACGTGTAGACCGCGTTACGGGTGGCTAGTACCCGGCAGAACGCGCACGCGTTCGCGCTGGCGTAGCGCGCATATTTCACGCCTTCGCGGTCGGCGTTGTGCGCGACCGTCAGGCCGCTGGTTTCAAAGATGTGCCGGTCGGTGGCGCCTTGCAGGGTTTGCGCGGGCTCAGTAGTGGTCATCGCATAGTCCACGTTGTTGAGCAAGGCTTCTGCCGGTGGCAGCGGGCCGGGCTCAACACGGAACGGGATTTCCGGGGCCAGGCTGTGATACCAGGCCGCCGACACTTGCGCCGACGCCGCGAGATAGGGGTCGACGATCTTCGGATAGTTGTGGACATCGCCGACGCCGAACATGGCGGCGACCGCGGCGCCGGCGTGGCGGGCTATCCGCCCGAGCAGCCCTTGGAAGTTGGCGACCTGCCCGGCCGTAGGCATGACCTTAGCCAACCACCTGGGCGTTACGCATCGCGGTAGTCGCGGGCATGTTCGCCGGCGACGGCCCGGTTGGGGCGGCGGCGCCGGGAACATTTTCGGGTGGGCCGGCCGACGCCGCCGCCGGCTGCTGGTTCAGCGCCGCGATCAGCTCATTCACCTGACCCATGCGGATACTAGCTTTGATCGAAGCAACCTGCTGCTGAGACACGCCCGGCAACATGTCAATCAACTCCTCAATCGGGATCCCGGCCGCCGCCAGCTTCGTGATGCCGTCCACAATCGCGCCGAACGCCCGGGCTTCGGTATCGCGCCACACAACTTCGCTCGCGGTATCGGTGGCGCTCATGGCGTCGCCTTCGATGTCGGATGCCAGCCGAAAAACCTGCTCCCACGATTCCCCGAAGCCGTCGCGCTTGGCGGCTAGCTTGCGCTGCTGGTTGGCCTCGGCCGCCGCCAACGCCTCCGCGGACACGTTCACCAATTTGCCGGTGATCTGGCTGGGGCTGATCTGCGCCGCCAACGCCAACGCCTCAGTCATCTCCTCGAGGACACCGTTGTACTGATCCAACGCGGCAGGCGGAAACGAATGGGTTTGCACGGTGTCATCGTTGAACGCCCACACCCGTTTCGCGCTGGCCTCCAACACTTCGTTCGGCGACGCGCTCCATCCCGTAATAACTTTTTGTGGGAAAGCGCCGAAGCGCGACACCAAGATCCGGTCGAAATTGACGCAGTTAATCGCCTGCTGCGCGCGGATCAGCGGCGCGATCTCCCCCACGATCATGTCATCGGCATCCCGCGCATTGACGAACCGCACAATCGGCGTGATCGTCGCCCCATGCGCCACCGGATCCCCGAACGTCTGGATCGTCGCAGTCCGCATCACCGGCGTCGCATACTGGTCGATCGGCAACACCTCAAGCCCACCCAACTGCAACGGGTACACATACTCGTCGTCATAGAACCGGCCAACCCACTTCGCTTTAGCCTCACCCTGATCGACCCAAACCTCCATCGCGTACGTCGGCCACAGATCAATCGACGGATCCTCATAGACCGCGAGCAGTTGCCGCGGCGACTTGCACCGCCACACACTCTGCCCGGGGTTGCCGGGATCCTCGGTGACGATCACATACGACGCCCCATAAGTGATCGCCGGCCGATACACCTCAGCCTGCCGGGCATCCATCCGATTACGCTGCCAGATCGCCCACGCCGGCCCATTCTCCTGCGCCAACGCCGTATGATAACCGACCACCGACAAATTCTGGGTGAAACTGTCACGCACCAAACCCAACACGTTCTTGATGGAAAGCCTTGCCAAATCAACGATTTCATTCGGCGAACCGTCAGGCACCTCCGGCTTCCCCAAAACCCCGGTGACGTAGCCGTAAATCCGGTCCAGCCACAGCCGTTCGGTTTGCGCCAACGTCCACATGTCGCCGAACAGTTGCCGGATGTCGTCCTGGTCTAGCATGAGTTTACTTGCGGCCCTTACCTTTTGCGTTCGGTGTTTTGATGACGGTGGAACGTTTCGCCAGCGCCGGATACTCCGATTTCACTTTGGCGTAGACCGCGGCCTTCTCGGCGGGGGTGCCGTGCTGCCCGACACGCGCCAGCGCGTTACGAGCTCGGGCCATCGTATCCACCGGATACTTCTTGACGGTGCGGCCGCCGACCTGTTTCGTCACCGCATACGAGCCTGCCGGTGCCTTCGTGTTCGCCACAAACGATTTCTTCTTACCCGCCATGACTATCTTCCTCCCGGTATCGGGCCTAAATACTCGAGGCGCGCCAGCCCAGGATCCGACAAACACACCGGCGTCGAATCCTGCGGCGCCTCAAACGCAAACGGTGAAAGCAGTTGCGCCCCTTGGTTATACACAGCTTTAGGGAAATCCACGTCATAAATCAGCGGCCCCGGCAACGCCAGCGCGGCACTGTTACACACCAACTGCACACCCGGCGTGTTATCAGCGTTGGCCGTGCACAACTGGCCGGCGACGATCTGCGCGGACACCGGCGCCAAAATCACGCCCGTGTCCCTAGTAATACCATCGGGCCACTTCAACTGGGCGACCGGGATCGACGCCCCTTTGGGTAGCCGCGCATAAAACGTCACCAGCCCGGCTATCGGCTCCACCGCAAGCGTGTTCGTCGCGGTGCTGGTGGTGTCGGCCGACTCCACCGACACCCAGTACCCGGTCACCGGGAAAAAGTTTTCGGTGTTGCCGCCCGGCGGCGGATCAGGAACCGGCGCCCCCTCGGTCACCGGCGACACCGCCACAGTAACCCCACCGATCAGCAGGGCACCGTCAGCGACCAGCAACGAAACATCCTGATGCCCCAACACATCGATGAACTCGATGTCGAAGTCGAAGCCGCCGAAGTCGGACACGAACACATTGCCCGTCCCGATATTCGCCATCCCCTCCAATGCGGCGGTGAGTTCGACATCGGTCGGTGTCGACGAAATCGGCACACTGGGCACCGTATCCAAAGCCAGCGTAAACGTGCCCTTATTCGGCTTCGCGTTACCCACCGCCAGATGCTGCACTTCGTTGGTCACACAAACACCGCCTGACCCGTCCGCGGCCGCGGCACCTCCGCAACCTCAGACGACACCAAACCCCACAACGCCAGCGTCGCCGTCGTCAACGGCGTGATATCCGACTCCGAATCCTTCCGCGACCAGCCCCACCCGGTATCCCCGATCGCGCGGCGCCGCGCCACCGACAACGCAGTGTTAAGAATCGGCTGATCCAAATGCCGCAAATAGCCATCCATCACCGCGTCATAGAAGCCGCCGCACGCCGCCGACATCTGCCGCGCCGTCGTCACCGTCACCGTAATCCCGCACTGCCGCAACGGATCCACCAAGGACGCCGCCGGCCCGGCCGCGTCCACGACCACGGCGCGCACATTGTGCCGGTCACACATGCCCACGATCTTCGCCACACCCCAATCGGGATCCCCACGCCGCGTCTCCACCACATCAACAAACGGCAACCCATCCAACGTCCACGCCGCCGCGCAAATCGACGCCGAACCCCGATCCGGCGCCACATCAATAGCAAAACACACTGGGGCCTCGGCATTATCAACCAAGCTAGGATTCGCGCAGACCAGCCACGACTCAGGGCTAATCACCCGCTCCACACCGCGGGACGCCCAAATACCTAGCCGCTCACGGGCGAAACTCTCATCGCTAGCGACCGCCCGCTCAGTGACTACGGTGTCATACAAAATCCGGCGCCCATCCCCGAGCGCAGGATTGGCCGCCGCCCACGCATGCGGGTCATCCAAATCGCAGTCCGCCGGGGCCGACCACTCAAACCACGCCGACCGGTGATCCTTCCCCTCCAACCCAATATCACGGAACCGGCCGAAAACCACACCCTCACCCAGCGACGCCGGCGGCGTACCAAACAACCAAATCTGATGCGCCGGCCGCGCACTCACCGTGTAAAGAATCGCCTCCCACTGCAAATCCCCCAAAATCTGCGCCTCATCCAACAGCAGACAATCCGCCGAAAACCCGCGAATCGCCGACTTGGACCGGGTCACGAACCGGATCTCCTGCCCGCCGCGCAACCGGATGTATTCCCGCGCCACCGCATTCCCGATATTCGCGACCTTTTTCCGCAGATCGTCGTAGTTCTCGAAATAGGCCTTGATCCGCTGGAACATGATTTGCGCCGTCCGCACTTCATGCGCCGACGCGATAATCAACCGCTCCCCGAACAGCAGTAGCCCGGCCAAAGCGCGGCCTTCCTCGATCGTGCCCTTCCCGTTCTGCCGCGGACACGACACCCCAACCGTCTTGGCCGCCCACGTGCCATCCATCCGTTCCCCCAGCGCGCCGGCGAACACATTCTCCTGCCACGGCTCGAACACCGTGCCATAAGCCGCCATCAGCTCGACGACGTCCTCGTAGCTGTTAGCGCGACTGCTGGGCGGGACGTGCCTTACGCGCGGCACTTGCACGCCGGCGGGCAGCACGACGGTTGGCGATTTCATCAGCGGCCGTCACATCCTTACTGGTCGGTAGCTTGTCGATTTCGTTGAGGACATCGGTCAGGCGCAGCGCCAAGGCGGCCAGGTCACGGCCCGAATCGGTGTCATCGATGGCGGCCGCGAGCAGGTCGCGCAGGGCCTCGAGGGTGGCGCGTTTGTCGCCGGTCGCCGCGACCCCGGCCAGGGGCATTTGCTGCATCCTTTGCTGTACGGGACTATGTTTGCTGCCGCCGCAGGTGCCTTGCTGTAGCTAACTTGCCGTCCGTGCGCCCACGCGCCTGACCTGCGGATTTTCGGCTGCGTGTGCAAAGCCGCAATGCTTGGGCTGCGGCCGGCCGGTTTGCCAGGGGGCCCCTCCCCA